CGTGTGACGTTCTGTGTTTGAGATACTTCACGAGTTTCAAACCTTGCATTACGAGTTGCAATAATTGTTTCTTGAACATTATTAAGAATACCTCTTGCAGAATAAATTGCCTGTGCAAAGGTTTCTACACTTGCAACGCCATTGTTAGGATCAGAGGTAAGTCTGAACTGTCTTTCTCCAGTTCTAAATCTTGGAGCTCCTCGTGTTGTAGGATTAGGGATTGAAAATACACCAACAACTCTACCACCACCAGAGGTGATAAGAGCTCCCCCCAAAGAACCACCTTGTGGAGTACAATATGCACTTACATTTGTTTTATCAAAGAATGGGTAAACTCTTGTAAGAGGTTTCATTCCAGTTGCATTAAAGGTAATATTTTTTGAACGAATAAATGGAATAAGTGCTCGTGATACTACTCTATCGCCCTGTGACTCATGGTCAATTTGAGCGACAATAGACGTTTGAATACCACTTCTAGAAGCAGTTCCTTCTCTAGTAGAAATTGTTCTTTCAATGATAGCACGACCTCTAAATCTTCCACCAGCAAGTGCAATTGATCTTTGGAAAGAATGTTCTCTAAATCTATTTGTTGTTGCTCTTGTAACACCACCCCATTGTGTCTGCCATGCATTCCACACTGTACCAATAGCATTCTGGTTTTGTGCAACAAAGGTATCAAAGTTTCCTTCTTGGTTGACAATCAAATCTGGAAGTCTATTTACTTCAAACCACTCATCACCAGATGGTGTGAGTTTACATATACCAGCCCATGCAAAGTTAAGAACAGGGTTTAGGTTTTCAACACGAGATGCATATTGTTGATCAATAACTACAGTATCAGAATATGGAAGAGTAATAACTTCACCAGTAAGTTGATAGTTATCTGCAACACGTTCTGCATCAGTTGTATTCTCTTCTTCTAGAGAAATGCCTTTCATAAAATATTTTGGACGAAGAATACCATCTTGCATATCAATAGCAACACGATAGTCTGGATGTTTAACATCACCAGTTGCGTGTCCAGCAAAGTTGTCTACAACAAAACCAGACTTAAATCTGTCAAGTCCATTTGAATCTTGAATTTGTAAAGATGCTGCATCTTTCTCAAGTAGATTAAGTGCAGTATAGTATTCCATGTTCTGAATACGAGTTTCGAGTCTACCAATATCTCTCATGGTATATCTACGATTATTCTCTTTTACAAAAGACACATCGTTAATATCAATTACATAAGGAGGCATATTGATGTGTGCAAGTTTCATTGCATCATCAAGAGGTTTTGCCTGAGTTGGGTTTTCAGAAGGAACACCAGTAACGATTTTGAATTCACCAGCAGAAGTAAGGAACAGTTGATCCACACGACCGATATAATGTTCAAAGTCATAAACAAAGTTTGAGTTGTCCTTTGGAATACCCACAGTAGAAGAACCAGTTCCAGCAAAAGAACGGTTTTCAAAGTTAAATGACATTGATGTTACTTTATAAACAGTCTGACTTTGAATAGTCTGTGTACTCATTGTCGCATCAGCAACACGAGGCCTAAAGTCTACAGCATCACGCAAGTCATATTCACCAGTAGGTTCTGCAACCTCTGGATCAACACGAGTAGCAGTGTAAGTTGGAATATCTTTATAATCAATAGAACTGTAAGAATCTACAGAGAAGAAGTCACCAGTACCGTGTGAGAAATAATCTGCAACGATAAGAAGTCTACCACTAGGAGTGATAGCAGCCGGTTTGCGAACTAGTTTACCAACATCATAGAAGTTGTCTCTCTGTCCATTATCCAATGTAAAGTCATTAGTAATAACACGAGAACCAGCAGTAAATGTATCTAGTGTTGCACTTTCTCCACTCTCACTTCCAATAATAGTTTCACCAGAAGTAAAGTCTACTTCATTAATTGAAACATATGTAATTGGCGAAAGTGTATTAACAATTCTTGCAATAGCACCAGAAGTAGAACCAGTAATCAATTCACCTTTTGTGAATGTGCCAGTTGCACCAGTGATTGTCCACTGTGGAAGAACTGGATCGGTTGCATTATCTTCTGAATCAAATACTGCCCAAAGTCTTTGAACATCGGCGACACCAAGAGAAATATCTTTATGATGAGCTGATGTTCCATATTCTGCACCACCAGCAATACCATCATTGTCCACTAGAACTTGATACATTCTTGTTCTTGTTTTTGTCTTTTCAGAAACAACTGTTCTTGTGATTGTTGAAATAAGTCTTACTTCAGCACCGTTACCAAGAATAGAAGAAGAGGTAATTGAAAGTGTTCCAGTACCAGCACCACCAATAGTTACATTAGAACTATTTAAGTTTACGATTTGTCCGGCAGTAGCAGAACCACCAGAACCAGCAGTGATAACTGTTAGAACATAATCTGTATTATCTACAGCACCAAAGATTTCGTTTGAACCAGCAGTAAATGTAACAACACCAGATGCAGAAGATGTATCTGTGAATGAACGTCTGATAGTAATCTGTGTATCTGATACTCCAAGGTTTGCTTCTGTCTTTAGTGTCTTGATAGTATTCTTCTGTAATTTACGAAGAAGAATATTTTTCTGTTGGTCAGAAAGTTGAGCTCTCTTTCTTGTTGCAGCAACTGAAGTAACTGCATTACTAAGAGAACTATCAATTGTAATTGTTGTTGAGTTTGTTACAGCAGTAACTCTTCTAAATTCAATAGCACCAGCCGCACCAGTTGGGAATCCAACGATATCTCCAACTCTCAACTCAGCAGTAAAGTTTGTTTGGAAACCATTAACTGTCGTACCACTAGCATAAGAAACTAGTCCTGTCAAGTTAAATGAATTTTGTAGAACAATATCTCCAGTGAAATCTGGATCACCAGCATCTGGATCATTCATGTATGTTTGTTTTACATGACTGAAATCAAATGCATCAATAGAACTAATTGTTAAATCTGTATTGCCACTATCTTCTAGAATTTCATCTGCTTCAGCAGAAGAGGTTGATTTGATTTTCTCTCCAGTTACGAATGAACCTGTAACTGTTGTGAGAACAATTGTGCTTCCAGTTGTATCAGATTGAATGAAACCTGTAGCACCAGAAGTAACACCTGTTACTTTTGAACCTGTGCTTGTTCCAGCAGAAGGAGTTGCAGACATTGTAAGTTTTGTAAACATACGAATGTCAAAGAGATATAATTTATATTCTGCATCTGATGACATAACATCAACGCCAGAACCAGTATCATTTGCAGAGTGTTCAAATGCTCTTACACGAGCAAGTCCAACCTTATTACCAGCTGGAGTTCCTAATGAAGAAGTTTGTTGGTCATGCAATGCAATCTGACGATATGGTTCATCAATCTCACCAGAGATAAATGGTGAAATTTCTGGAGAACCACTAATATTTTGTATTACAACATAGTTACCTACTTCAACTGGAGTGACAGCGGCGTTGAAACTTTCAAAGGTTCTAGGTTTAGCAACGTCAACAAATTTTGGAGAGATTGTTTCAATCTCATATCCACGAACATAAGCTTTGCCAGGCGATACTTGGAAAGTTACAAAGTTATCAGAAGCAGTATTTCCACTATCAGTGCTTTGTCCAGTATTGTACACACCATTATTCAAACCATCATTAAGAGTTTCTCTGATATCAATATCAAAAGAACGAACAGTATAATCACCAGACTCATCATACGTTCTGCGAGCCATTGTTTCACCCAAAACTGAGTACTGAGTGTTTCTTGCCTTTTCTAAAAGAGCACCATTCTTAATTCTAAGAAGTTCAACAAAGTTTGTGTCCTCAGCAGAATCTAATGCCACCTTTGCAAGTGTCAAAGTAAACTTTAGTCGATGTGAACCTTTTGCATTAAAGTTTGAAGTACCGGCTGCATTGTCCAAAAGACTTGTATCTTCTTCTGGAGTTTCCAACCCTTCAGTGATAGCAAGTCCAACTCTATAGTTTGGAGTATTAGTGTATTTGTCTAGAATAATTCTTTGTTGTGCAACTCTAACAAAATGTCCACGAACAAAGTAGACACCTTCTTGAATGTTTGCAGAAGAACCAATTGCAGTTGCATTTGTTGATACAAGTTGTGCAGAGTCTATGCCTGCACCGAAAGAACCAACTGTTCCATCAGCAGAAATGTTTTCACCAGCAGAAAAAACTGTTGTAGAATTATCTGAACCAGTGTTTATGTATTTAACATAAAGAGTAATAGGATCATCAGTTGTTGCAGCGACAACTTCAATAACTTCAGCGACAACGCCTGATGTTGTTCCAGTAATTCTCTTACCAACGTAATCTTGAATTTGAGATGAAATGTCTGAACCACTTAATGTAGATTCAATCTTAACAGCATAGTATTCATCAGTATAACCTACTGCGCCAGGGATAACAACTGTGCCCTCTTTAAAGATGTGACGCCCAAACCTTTCGATTTGGTTTTGCATGATAGACTGTAGTTGAGTTAGTTCTCTTGCTTGTACGGCAAAGCCAGGACGAAAGAGTACTCTATGAAAATCTTTACTTTCGGTAAAGTCATCATAATATGGTGCTACGTTAAGATTGGTTTTTTCCATTGTTTAGAATTCCACTACGATTTTAATATCTTCTGTTTGGTCAGATGCACGAGAAATCGGCCGTCTGTTTTCGACATAAAGAATATGTCCACTATCTGGTTCAAGTTCTGGATTAGCATATCCAGTTGTAAAAGTCAAAACAGTACCACCAGTTAGTGTTACGTTTTCAGATGCAGTAGATGATGGAATAGCTGCAGCAAGTGATGTTGCACCTGTCACAGTATTTGCACCAGAGAATGCTACATAATTACCAGCGGCATTAATACCAAAGTCTGCAAATCTTTCTTGTACATAATACAGAATGTTATTTGTTGCATCCCATTCTACAACTCTACCAACTGCACCAGTGGTTGATTGTGTAATCTTTTCATCAATGGTATAGTCTGTTGAAGGAGCGGCAGCCATTTTAATTGCATATGATTGTCTGCGAGTTGATGCAGATGAAAC